CTACTAAATACTCAGGGCAAGTCTGGGTAAACAAGCACTTAGGTTTCTGGCAACTAGCGTGAACAAAATTATCTGGGTTTTGGCAGAAGTAGCGATACCTGTCGTCAAAGCATCCAGATAGAAAGATGACTGATAACAAAAAGATATATCTCATGCCATCACATCCACTTGAGAAGCCTTAACCCATTGAGTCTTAATCTCTTGGGCTTTTTGTTGGTGTTGGACTTGATGATTTAACTCTGCCAACCTTTGCATATTCTGTTGGTGGATCACCCTATGAGCCTCCCATAACATCTTTGCGTTCTCTTGATAAGTGGTAATTTTCATAACCCAATCTTTCCAAGTAAAAGGTTAACAATCTTGTTAGACAAGTCATCAGGCAAGAACCTCAAGAATCCTAGAAACCACCAAGCAATACACCCATAGCAGAACACCCTGCAAAACAAGTCGAATTGCTTCTGGTATTCGTTCATCTACCACAACCACCCTTTGGACATAAGCTCATCAACTCATTTATACCAATAAAGACTAGAAGTAAAACAAAAGCGATACCACCAATAATCATGGCTATCTCTTGCATCTCAGCGTCTTTGGCCTTGGCTTCCTTCTCAGCTTTCTTCAAGGCACTAATCTCTTTGGCATCCTCCAAGTCCATCTCTGCTTGACGGGCTTTGATCTTGTTCCAAACATCAATCTTTCCTGTCTGCATGAACAACATCTTTAACTCTTCTTCAAAGGCTCTGGCTTGCTCTAGTGCCATCTCAATCTGTAGAGCAGCACCCATGTTCGAGCCTTTCTTCTCCCTCTTTGCTTGAAGCATAGCCTTCGTTGCCTGGCTCTTTGCATCAAACATCTTGCCAATCATGGGGGCAAGAGAACCTAATTCGGTGGCTACCTTACTAGCCTTCTTAACCATCGAAATGGCGCTCTGTAGGCCATTAAGTGCGCTTATCGGATCGATCATTCTTTCTCTCCCACTTCAGGCAAACAACCCTTCGGTTGTAAACATCGCCTGTCCAAGTCCATTTAATACATCGGTATTCTATGGTTGCCGCCAAAAGTAAGGCGATCACGGGAATGCCCAAACAACAATATAACTACAAAAAATTACAAAACAAAGAAGAAGGACTGTCGCTATTGCCGTAGTCCAATCTTTCATTGCTCTTCGGTCATTGATTCAACACCACCACGGGCAGCACCAGTTGTAATATCTTGAATCGCATCACGACCCCAATCAATGCCAAACTTTTTACCAACACGGATGGCTTCTTGAATTTTACTTTGGTCAAAAGTACCATTCTTTTGTTGCAGTGCTGAGAACACCTTTACAGCATCAGTTGGGTTTAACAGCAAAGCCTTTAACTTCTCTTCTGTCAAAGCCGATGCCTTATTTGCCCAGAACTTACTCATCAAAGAACTGATAGCATAGAAATTACCAGAAACAGGATTGGTGAATCTAGAAATAACTTGTTCTGGAGGGATACCAACAACGCTTTCAAAAGGTGTTTTAGGTACTGTTTCAACCTTGAAAGGCACATTTGTTAGGTCTTTATTGAGCCTGTCAGACACTAAAGCAAAGTCTTGAATCTTCTGAGCATAAGTTGGCCCAAACACCCTGTTAAACACAGCGGCTTTTGTCCTGTCATTTAACACTCCAATTGGATCACCAGAACGAACAATGTCATCCAACATGAAGGAACGAGCCGCATTTACTGCATCCTTATTCGCTCCATACTGCTTCATAAACTTGTTGGTAAAGTTCACATCACCATACATCTTGGAGACTAAATCTTGTGGACTACTGAAACCACCAGAACTCACAATTTGATCTCCAGCAACCTTCTTAAATGCAGAATCTAAACGAGTTCGTTCTGCAATAAGAGCAGTAACATTGTTTGAAGCAGCACGGAGTTCATCCTCTAAGCCTGGCACTAAAGAAATGCCACCTTGGTTTTTTGCAAGCCACTTATTAGCCGCTTTAGGATCAAGTACATCGTTCTTTAAAGCCGCACGACTAAAGCTGTCATAGAAGGCATCCCTTGCCACTCTGATGCCATCTTCACCAGTAGCCTTGATAAAGTCATCAACATTGGACTTGTTACCAATGATTGCAGGAGCAATTTGTTCAACAAACTTCTTGCGATCAACAGCTTTCAAAGTCTCTGAGTTAAATGGCAATCCAACCTTTTGGAAGTAAGAAGCATCAGCATTGCGATAAGCCGCAACAAAGTCAGGGTCTAAGTTATCAATATGACCACCAACACGAGCCTTTAACTCGGTGAGGAGTCGAATATCAGCGGGTTCGCTTGTTTTACGCAATTGTTTGTTGATTTCACGCTTTAACGAATCCAAATCCTCTACTGTAGCGGCACTAAACTTAATTCCACCCTCGGTCATTGGACGACCTTCTGCGGTAAGAATTGCACTTGGAGGTACATTTCTAGGCTTAAATTGAGCAGAAACTTTGTCGTAAATTGTCGGAAATGATTTGAAAATGTCAGAAGCCTTTTCACCTGCGACAAAACCATAGATGTCATTAACAGCAGTAGAGGGCAACTCAACATTCTTTTGTTTGGCAATGTCGAACGCTTCCTTGTAAAGAGGTTTGACACTGTTATATGCTTGAGTTTCTTTGGCAGCAACAAGATTAGATACACGTTGTCCAAAAGCATTAGGATCAAGCGTAGCGTTGCTGTAGGTATCTGCAATCTGCTCGTCAATTGTCCGATTGCGTCTAGCTTGTGCTTTAGCTAAGTTAACTGGAGTAATGTCTACTTTAGCTTTTGATGGGTCTCCAAACAGACGAATCTGACTAGCATTTAGAGCCTGTTTAGCTTGCTCAAACTGATTGCCATACTGCGCTCTGAATACAGGGTCTTTAGCAGAAAGGCTTTGAATCAATTGATTGACAACAGGATTGTCTGCCAACAGGGAACTAATTGGCATCTGCACTGGTGTACCGCCTGGAGTCTTCAAAGAAAGACTTTGCTGTGCTTTAGCGGCTTTAGTGATGGTATCCAAAACAGTAGGATCGGCAGCGCCTGCGGCAATAAAGATATTGCTGATGCGGTTGTCTACATCTTTAAGCAATTCATCTTCAGGAACAGTTCCACGAACCTTATCCCATTGAGCTTTAGCAACATCAAAGCCTTTGCCAGCTAAAGGTACTGTTTTAAGGGTAGTTCCCAAGCCATAAGCACCACCTGCACCACCTGCAATACTACCAACAACTCTACCAGTAGTAGCAGAACCTAATTTTTCACCAGCATACTCACCTGCAATGCCACCAGCTTCAGCAGCAGAGCCAATTACTTGTTGTTCAGCAGGACGGAATATGCTTTGACCAAACATACCCATACGTCTAGTGGCTGCCAATGCAGGGAATAGATAGCTTTCTGGTGATGTAACAGCCTCTGTGCCTTGAGCAAGAATCTTCTGCATACCAGTTTGAGGTTGCACTCCCGTAGTCCCAAGGGCTTGCATAGTCCCTTGCAAAACAGGTTCACGAGCTGTTCTAAATGTCTCAACAACACCACCAGTTGTCGGTGCAGGGGCAACAGTGCCACCAGAAGCTCTCATGCCCAAAGTTAAAGGGTTAACTCCTGCTCTTTCCAAAGCAGAAAAAAGGACATTTGATAGACCTGAAACAGTGCCAACAGTAGTTGCAATACCTCTTCGTGCGGCTTCAGCAGTCACAGCACCAGTAGAAGGAGTTGTCTTTCCAGATAACTCTTCTAATTCGGCATCACTTAAAGGAACATCACTTCTATAGCGTTTCCCGTCAATTTCGTAAACTGGCATGATGCATCCTTATTCTTCAATTACAGTAACAACTTTACCGCTTTTAAGAGTTCTTGTAACTGGTTTTTTATCAGTTGTACCGCCTACAGGTTGAACAGCAAACTCAGGGAAAGTAAGTGCCGCATCAACACGAGCGCGATCATAACCAGGGGTGTTATATGCAATGTTTCTCTGTACATTAATCTCTCTATTGGCCTTATCTGTAGAAACTTTCCTAATTGCACCCAAAGTGTTCTTGATCAGATTCTGTGTTTCCAATGTTGGAGTACCAGTAAACAATGTTGAAGTACTATCTAAAAGTCTGCCAAACAAAGATGGATCACCACCTGCTTGCTCAATATCACGCCTACTGAGTTGACTATCTCCAAGAGCCTTTGCCAATTGAACTCTAGCCGCATTAAATGAGACAAAGTTGTTAGTTGTTATTGAATCGTTAATGGCTTGCAATGCCTGATCTGCCGCAGTAACAGATTGGATTTGAGGAGCAATGGTCTTCTGAACATCTGCTCTAAATTTTGGTATGTCAGCAAACTCCTTTTGACCAGGCATTACATTGGTCAATTTAGGAGCGCCTTCTTTAGCTTTTTTAACACCACGTTCTTCTAGCAAAGTATCTATTACAGCGGCTTCTGTTTGTGTTAAATCGCTAAAGTTTTTACCAAATCTTGCAAAAGCTGCTCTATCAGCTTCAGGGCCATAACTTGTTTTTGGCTGAGTCTTTTCTTTAGTTGTCAAACGCTCAAGTTGAGTCAAACGAGTCGTTAACAAATTTATTGCACGATCACGCTCTGGTGATGCAGGTTGATTCAACAATTGATCTTGAGCATCTGTCAAAGTCGCAATTTCATTGGCAATCAAAATGTCGTTAGGAATTGCTTGTTGACGTTCACGACCTGCTTGAGCTGTTCTTTGTGCAGTCAATGCTCGTTCACTCTCAGCCTTACGATACACATCGGAAAGCATCATTGCACCTTGTGTGTCACCAGCACGAGACAACATATCAACACCCTTGGCAATAGACTCAGGATCAGCATAGTTAATCTGACCTGAAATCTGTTGTCTAGCACTAATCAGCGCCAATTGTGGGTCTTGACCACCCAATGCACCACCAATAGCGCCACCAAGCATATTAGCGCCACGACCAATGGCAAAGTTAGCCTGTTGGAATGGGCTTAGTTGTGCATATTGAAGTGCTTGTTGATCAGCTCTAGCCTGTTGGTTTTGTTGATACATTTCGGGCGTAATGCCGAATAAGGATTGGACGATTTCTGCCATGATTAGTATTCCCCTTCACCAAATGTACCGCTTCCACCACCAAAAGCACCATAGTTATATGATGGAGAGAAGGCATTTCTAACGCCTCTCATAAGAGCAGGATTCTGTGATGCACCAATCAATGCTGTGGCAAACGGGTTATAGGCATTAGCACCAAACATTGTTTGAGCAGAACCCATTCCACCTTGGAACAAAGCCTGTGCGCCTTGTGGATTAGCATTTCGACCACCCAAAGCCGCACCCATCTCAAGTGGTTGTTGTCCAAGACTCTCCAAACCAGTAGCACCCTGTAAATAGGCTTGGTAAGGCGTAAGAGCCGCTGCTTGACCTTGATAACCTTGGCTTAACAAATTACCACCAGTGCCAAACAATCCCGCACCAAACGCTACTTGCTGTTGTCCAGCTTGCATTGCTTGAGCCGCTAAACCTGCATCTTGTTGAGCAATAGCGTTGTAGTAGGCTTCCATCTCAGGATTAGCCGCACCAAGACCTGCCGCACCACTTGGACGCTCACCAGTAGCTCCTACTGCCAAACCACCACGACCTGTTTGGAATAGTTGGTTTTGTAGTTGAGCCATCTGTCTCTCACGACTAGGCGCTAATAAGTTTTGTTGACCAGCCATGTACTGCTGTGCCGCCTCTTGAGGAGACTGAGCAAGATACTGTTGACCAAGACCAAACAAACCTTGTGCCGCACCTTGTAGTGGAGCAAATTGACCTTGTGCCGCAGCCGCTTGATCTAAACCTGTTTCTGCCAGACCTAAGAAGCGGTCTTGCATGGCTCTCATTCTTGGGTCTAATGTATAACCCGCACCTGTTACACGACCTGTTGTTGGATCAGTCGTAAAGTTAGATGAACCAAATCGAGTGGTCACTCCTACTGGTCTAAACCGAGCTTCATCAGCAGCAATCTGTGCCGCTCTAATCTGTGCATCAGCGGATGTCTGTGCGGCTCGTCTAGCAGAACGACCACCTAACAAACCACCGACTAAAGATGCTCCTGCTGCTATAAATGGCATATCAAACTCCAATCAAAATATTGTCCACTTTTGACGGGTCTTTCTCGTCAGTGGCATGAATACAAAACCAAACACAATCTGTCAAAGCCTTAACACCATGTGTAAGACCTGCTTTAATCTCAACACACGCTGGCGCTTCAATAACTTCTACTTCATCACCCTTCATCACCGCAACCTTACCTTTAGCTAAGATAGACAAATGGCTAAAGTCATGGGTATGTTTCAGAATGGCTGTACCCGCCTCAAATGAGGCTTCTTTAGCATACAAACCATCACTGAAGTGGTGTGAAATCATGCTGTACGCTTCCACATATAAACAACGATATAGGGTTGCATATTGGCGTTTGTGCCAGAAGAACCTTCTGTTGAATTGGTGGTTGCAACAGTAACACCAGTAGATGCGTTTGCAGTATTGGTGACAACGCTTATGTTAGCGCCAGCCCCACCATAGGCATAAGAGCCAGAGCCTGTTTCTGTAAGGAAATTTCCAGAAGATGCTCCGTGTTGGTGTTGTGGGTCAGTAACTGTTGAAGTAGCTGTGTGGGTGTGACTAACAACGATGGCATTTTTACTACCACCTGTTTGTTCAGCAGTAGCAAGTCCAGCATCACTGGTATCAATGCCAACCATGACACGACCTGTACCAAAGGCTGTCCAAGTACCAAAGCCTAATAAAGTAGCAGGGTTAGTAGAAACAACGGCAGTATAAATAGTGCCAACAGGGTAAACAGCCGCCAAAGAAGCTGTTACTGCCGCTGTAACAAAAGCAGTAGTCGCCAATTGAGTAGTGTTTGTTCCACTAGATGCTGTAGGCGCTGCTGGTGTACCAGTAAATGTAGGAGATGCTAAATCAGCCTTGGTCGCAATAGCAACAGCAATGTTGACAAACTCAGTGTTGATCTCAGTACCCTTGACAATCTTTAGAGGATCACCAGAAGGAAGTGAATCTTTAGTAGCAAAGTTAGTGGATTGTGTATAGTTACTCACGACATTTTCCCATCTTTAGATTGAATTTCAATTCTCTGCATAGAAAGCGCAGTACCATTGATATTTGTTTCGTAGCCAGTTTGAACAATTTTACCGCTACCACTTGCCTGTACAACCAAGGTCTGTATAGCAACACCATCAGAGTATTGAGCAATGTTGTACTCACCAATACCATACTCAGACGTCCCTTGAGAAGGAATCAAAGCGTTAGCAGACAAGTAATTTGTACTAAAGTCAAATCCCCACTTAATAGTGACAAACTGGTTTGATCCACCAATCACAACTATTTTTAAACGCTTTAACAATGAAGTGACATTGGCATTTCCAAGGTCAGCATGATTGGTGTAGTACTGCATCCTGTAATTAGAAGTATGGTCTTGATAAGTGCTGTACTTACCAATATAACCATTCTTGCCAATCAGAACATCACCATTTCTGCGAGATAACAAAGCAGTTGGCTCTATGGAATTCCAAACAGTAACCCTGAAAGAACCATCTTGTAATTGACCTCTTGTGTCAAAGCAATAAACCTCTTTAACAGTAGGCACAGTCAACAAGTAAAAGGCTTCTGTCTCAGAATAAACAGTCTTGATATTGGCAGCAGTCTCACTACCAACGATAGCCATAAAGTCACTGCGAATGTTCTTAGACAAGTCTCCAATCGGAGCAGACTTCTCAATGATCGTTCTAGCAAATGATCTAACACCAGAGTTGGATAAGAACAAAACATCCTTACCAGTACTCTGAATAGAGTCCCTTGCAATACATCCAATACCGCCAACAGTGTCAGACAAAGTAATTGTTGCAGGTGAAGTCGCATTGGCATACACCAGAATCTGACGTTTACCAAAGATGATCAAGAAGTTGTTATGTGCCGCTAATCCTGTTATCTCATCAGAACCATTAGGCCAAACTCTATCAATGTTTAAACTTCCAGCCGTTCCTGTACTCCAAACATGACCCGCTAAAAGGTCAGAGAAAAAGACAGTTACATTGTCTGTAGTTGTATCAGCAGCCCACAAACGTCCAAATGCAGAGATAACAATGTTCGCAGAAGGAACAGTGCCTACATAACCAGTTTTCTCACTAACTCTGCGATAAGTTGATGTACTTACAGCAGGGTCAAAGATCAATGGATCATGCCCAACTTGGAAGAAATAAGTAATCCCATTGAGTGAAGCACATGACCAATTGCTAGCAGTAATCGTAGGAGCAGTACCACCCCCCCCATAGGTCAATTCAACAACAGCATTTGAGCTATCTAACTTGAATAACTTGTTATTCCCTGCGAACAAAACAGTAAGAATGCCATCAGCTTGAACTAACTCATGGATAACACCAACATCGTTAGCGCCAAGGTTTCCAGAAGATGAATTAACCCTTGCATAACCCTTACGAGAACCAATGCGACCATATTGATCAATGATGCAATTTGTTGCAACCAAAGCAAAACCAGCCGCCAAATCTAATGGCGAGTCTTGTGTATTCAGACCAAAGAAGCCTGGTGCTGAAATACTTTGCGTTTGGAGTGCTTGGCTCATACTGCTACAAACTCCTGATTTTCAGGATAACGAGTGCCTTCTAAAGCAATCTGGTCAGCCAACATACCTCTATACAGTTGATAAGCCTCAGAAGAGTTCAATCCACCATCCTCACCACGTTCAACCAATGCTCTAGCATAAGCATTCTGCACAACAAGAACATCAGGAACTAATACTGAAGTGCCATCAGCAGCCAATGGTGCTTGTGGTACTGTCAGAGAGAATGGAATGCTATAAACGCCATCAGGTCTTGGATAGAGAACTACTTGTGTGTCTCCATTACCATCTACGCCATCAAAAGCATAGTACTGTGGAACTCCAGTAATTGATGGAACAAGGTTCTGATACCTGTTCATTTCTACAAAAGAGATATTCTGCAATGCAACATTTGATGTTGTGTTCAAAGCATCTTGTACTTGGAACTTCTGACCAGCACCTGTCATTGAGTAAACATGGGCGCTTGATGATGTGGTCAATGTAACTGTACGACCAAGGACATTCCAACTAAAAGAGTCCTCAATCTGACGCTTGGCATCGTTGACAAACAAGCCAATCAGAGTTGAATAGGAAGTCTCATTGTTGGTAGAAACTTGGGTTTCACGCAAGCGAATCAATACATTGTTAATCAGTTGTAGGAATGTCATATTCGTTGCGATCCTTCAATTTCAAAAGTTGCAATGACAGAAATAGTAGAACCAGTTTCTGAAGTAGCAGATATGTAATCACCCTCTTCCAACACAATATATTGATTAACATCAATCTCAGCATAAGTTGACTTAGATGTTAGTGTGTACTCATTGGTAATTAGAATACTGGTGTTTGCACTAGAATCGTACCAAGTAAAACTAATGTGTTTATTTGATGAACCATTGTTTGAGGCGTGAAGAAGGACGCACAAAGCATAATAGCCAGTCGGTACTGTAAACAGCGTAGTAGCCGTATTAGCAGTTAGATTAGTACCGACAGAATATGGTCTCATTTGTTCCTCTTAGAGATAGCTTTGGCTTTCGCCCTAGCGTCTTCCTTGGACGATGCACCCCAAGCTCTAAGAGAAAGAAGAAGTCGGGTAGGCTTTCCATCTTTCATCTCAGCGCCAGGCATATTGCCCATTCGTGCTAAAAAGGATGCCCTACGAGGGTTATCTCCCGACTTTACAGGTGCTTTTAAATTACCACCAGTTTCTGCATTATAAGATGCTCTCCCCTTGGCATTCAAGCCCCCAGAAGCAGATTTGCCTTCTTTTCTTTGCCAAGCAGGGGATTTCATTTCTTTTTAGCAGTCTTAGCTGCCGCCTTAAATGCCGCCTCAGTAGGAGCGCCTTTAGAGCCAACCTTACGCATCTTTTCCTTAGAACCAGCCTTGATGCGTTCTTGTTTGGCATTGATGTTAGCGTAGAGACCTTGTTTCATTTCTTGACCTTTCGAGCCTGAGATAAAGCAATGGCAATAGCCTGTTTAGGCTTCTTGACAATAGGGCCACCTTTGCCAGAATTAAGCGTTCCCGCCTTGAACTCTCGCATGACCTTAGAGATTTTGGCCTCTGCCTTTTTCATTTGCCACGACCTGATTTCTTCATCATATTGGTGGCAGTACGGCTACCACGAACAGGCATAGACTTAGGCTTACCAACAGCAACCATGATGGTTACAGGCATACCTTTAGCCTTCTTAGGTGTCTTAGAACTGGTCATTTTGGGTGATTTGCTATACATCATTTTTCCTTGGTAATAGGGCCGCCACCTTTCCACGCATCACAAGTGCGAGCGGAAGCACAAGTGAACTGAAACAAGTCACAATAGCCGAGATCAGCGGCTTTAATGAACTCTTTGTCATAAGACAATTCGTTTTCGCCTTCATCCTTCTCTAGTCCACCAATGATGCACTCCATCATCTTAGGAGTCTGGATAAAGGCCGCACAATTACCGCAGAGCATTGATTTAATGCTTTCAGTAGGTGCGTTATACATCTTGGCTTTCTTTAGCCAAAACAACTCATTGGGTTCTTCTGGGTTAGGTGGGCCATAGCCAAACTTCTTGAACGCATTGTTGCGGTTCTTCAGATTGATCTGAATATCTTGAGTGGCTATAGGACAGATAGCACCAGATAGTAAGCTCATCGTATTACCTTAGTCGCAATAAACGAAATAATGCCACCAACAACAGATGCAATAGCCATCCCAACAAACATACCGCCCTTAGACTTGTTAGCCATCTCTAAGAGGGCTTTAATGTCTTCACGCATGGCATGAACTTCTGCCTGTAAAGCCTCAACTTGGGCTTCTAGTTTGCCAAACTCTCTTGGATCAATATCAGACATTTGCTACTTTCTTTGGTCTTCCTAGCTTCTTGACAGGAGTAGGAGGTGATAGAACTACTGGTTTTTCAAAGGACTCTTTTTCTTCTCCATCAATTCTGACATATCCTGCATGACCTTTCATGCTGTCAATATCGTGCTGATGAACAAATGTAACTGTTTGACCGCTTGTTAAACAACGAAATGTAGCCATAAGAATCCTTTGAAAAAGGGGGTTATTAGCCCCCCTTTATTAAACTACTGCACGAGCAACGATAAGTTGCAATGTAGTAGATGCTAAGTTAACAGCTGCTGCTGTTGGATTGTAAGTAACGA